CCCCTGCCAAGCCCGCCGCTGTTGTTGCGCCGGATTTTTTTGGCGTTTTTTACCCCTTTTGTACCCCGCCTTAAAAACGTTTTTAAGAAATTAAAAAAAACTATCTTTAATCCCTATATTATATTTTTATATGAATTTATTTTCAATCTTTAAAAACGTTATTATTTTATATATAAAATTTAATATAATTCCTTATGTAGTAAGGAATTAGCTAATAAATATATGGTAAATAAGTAAATAAATTTATATAGTTCCAAAAGTATCCTATAGGAAATAAAAATTATAGGGCTTTATGAATATTTTTTGTTTATATAAAAGTGTTTGCGGAACCGAAAGATTTCATTACTCTTTTACCCTATATTCTTTACCCCTCACAAATCCAATAAGAAAAATCACAAGGTACTGTCAGGCCCCCACCCCCCTATGCAATTATTCGGCAACCGGAGCAATTAATAGGTTGCCTGCCATTTTTTTGTTTAGCTTAACAATATCTAAACACACTTGACAAAAGTTAATAGCTAAATGTTTATTTCAAAACTTATACTTAACACAAATCATGGAAGTGAGAAAGGCGGAATTTGCGCGGCAGGCGGGCGTTACAAGGTCAGCAATAACGCAAAATATTAATAATAAATCACTCATAGCAAACGCGGCGGGGTTTTTGGATACCGAAAATCCGGTAAACGCCGCGTTCCTAACAAGGCAAAGGCAGAAAGTGGCTGAAGCGGCGGCAGCGGAACATATAAAAAACGGCGGCGCAAAAAGTTTCACCGGTGAAACTTTTTTTGTTAATAGCCCGCCCAATGAAACAATTAAATCCGCAAATGATTTAGCTTTAATGGCGGCATCAGGCCTTTCGGCAAGGGAATTTTTAAATATGACTTTAAGGGAAATTGTTACTAAATTCCCCGGCATAGATAAGATAGAGCGTTACGCAAAAATCTTAAAAGACGTAACTATGGCAGCCGAAAAAGAACAAAGAATACAGGAACGCGCCTTGACCACGATTCCTAAAGATTTTGTTATTTCCCGGCTTTTCACTTTCATTGAAGGTGTAATAAAACAAATTATTGTAGATCATCCAGAGGCGGTAGTCGATCGTGTTATAGCACTTGCAATTTCAGAAAGCAAAACATCCCGGATAGAAATAATAGACACTATAAGAAATAGCGCAAGCCAAATTGTCAGCAGATCAAAAGAAAATGTTATTACGGAACTGAACAACCTAAAAAGTAAATATCAAAAAGACATACAAGCGAATGACAGCCAGCTAGATAGTTTAAAACAAGTTTTAGAAGAGGCGGCTGTCAATGGTTAAACTATATCACGGAAAATGTGAAAGCATTATGAATGACATTCCCGAAAAATCCATAGATTTAATTTTATGCGATTTACCCTATGGCATTTCAGGTTGTGAGTGGGATAAAAAAATTTCTTTTGATGTTTTATGGCAACAATACCTCCGTGTAAAAAAAATAAATGCGCCTGTAGTTTTATTTTCTAATCAGCCGTTTACATCCGAGCTAATAATATCAAACTTGAAACATTATCGGTATAACTGGTATTGGATAAAAAATAATTCCACTGGTTTTTGTTTTGCAAAATATCAGCCTATGCGAAAGGTTGAAGATGTATGTGTATTCTATGAAAATACCTCTCTATTTAATCAGCCTTTTTTAAAAAAGGCTGGTGTAAGAAGGTTGAGGCATGATAGCGAAAGTGTTTATAAATCAAAAACTTTAGCAAATAAATATTTTCAAGCAAATACTGGATATTTAAATAATATGTTATTTTTTGAAAGTGATGATATTGGTGGCATTACCAGATTTCATCCAACTCAAAAACCTATCAAACTTTTAGAATTTTTAATTAGGGTTTACACAAATATTGGCGGCGTTGTTTTAGATAACACAATGGGAAGCGGCTCTACCGGCGTTGCTGCCATCAATACAGGGCGAAGTTTTATTGGCATTGAACAAGAAAAGAAATATTTTGACATAGCGGAAAAAAGAATTAAAGACGCTGAATTATTATCTGCGCAAAGTTTTTTTGACATTGACGTATTGGAAAGTTGTTTGAAAGCCCCCCCCCTTGCGGGAAACATACAAGAGGATTTTTTTAATGATAGTAATTGATCAAATAGATTTCCTAATCCAGCAATTCAAAAAAATTCCCATTGCCCAAGAATATGAACTTCCTTCCGATTTTGCGGAACGTGTCCGTCGCTTGCCTAAAGATTTAAGCCCGTTCCCAGGCGCGTTAAGTTTTTCGCGGTTTCCATATATGCGGGAAATTGTAGATTGCTTTCATCCTAAAAATCCGGTTAGGGAAGTGGTTGTCATGAAGGGCAACCAGCTCGGTTCTAACGTTTCAGTTTTGGAAACTATAATGCTGTATAATATCATGGTTGACCCTAAGCCGCAATTTTTTTTAACAGCGGACGCTGAATTGATTAGAACAAACGTAAACACGCGCATTGAAACAATGATAAACCTTGCGGGGGCGCGGCATTTAATATTTGCGCAAGCTCCAAAAGCAAAGGGAAGTAAAAACACGGGTGACACCGCAAACGCTAAAGAATACCCCGGAGGCTTTTTGCATTTTTTTGGCGCAAAAAATCCGGATCGCTTGCGTCAAAATTCATATAAGGGAGGCTCGGCAGATGAGGTTGACTCATACAAGTCAAAGTTAAAACAAGAAGGCGATATTGTGAAATTGATACGCAATAGAACGGACGCTTATGTTAGAACGCGAAAAATATATTGGGCAAGTACGCCGCTGGTTGATCAAACATCAATTATAAAAAAATTATTTTTATCTGGCGATCAAAGATATTATAATGTTCCTTGTATTCATTGCGGGGAATTCCAGCCTCTTGTATGGCATGGGAAACTTGAAAACGGAGAAGTCTACGGTATTGTATGGGAAAATGACGAAAACTTTAAGCCGATTATAGAAAATCAAGAGCTGGGAATAAAAACAACAGTTGCCTATAAATGCAAATTTTGTGGCAGGCTTATATATAACCATGACAAAGAAATAATAATGCCAAAAGGAAAGTGGATCGCAACCGCAAAAAGTACAACTCCCGGACTTGTTTCTTTTCATCTAACACCTTTATATAATCCGCCTGGAATGTTTTCATGGGATGATTATGTTTTAGAATGGGCAGATGCGTGGGATATAAAAAACAACAGAATAAGCGATAAAGAAAAATACAGGACTTTCAGAAATACAAAACAAGGTTTGACTTTTGAAGAATCAGGGGTCAATTTGCGTTATGAAAGAACGGTATTATTCCGGAGGCATGGATTTATAAGAAACACGGTTCCTAACGATCTGGCGATCAGAGATAGCGGCTCGCCTATATTAATTTTAGTTTGCAGTGTTGACGTTCAAAAAAATAATTTATTTGTTGACGTTAAAGGTTATTCCCAGGGCGGTGTTACATGGACTATTGACTGTTTTTCCATTGACGGCGATACTGCGGACTTTAACGGGCCGTGGGATAAGTTAGATGATTTTATTGCAAATAAAATTTATATATCAGCAGACGGCAAAATATATAAAATTACTATAACGCTGGTTGATTCGGGCTGGAATACGGAGTGGGTTTACGCTTATGTTTTGCGGCATAGTTCCGGAGTTTACGCTTGCAAAGGTGTTGACTATATAAACGGCGGTGAAACATTTAAGTTATTCAATCAAAGCACATTAAAAGGGGTTGGGCTGGGGCAAGCGTTTCATATAAGCACTGGAAAATTAAAAGACAGGATTTCAAACGCATTTATGGCGCTGTCATGGAATGAGGGGCAACTCCAGCCGAGTTGGTTCCCCAATTTTGCGGATGATTTCCGCGATGATTATTTTAAGCAATTTGAAGCGGAGGAGCGGGTTGACATTTATGATCGTTTTGACCGTTATGTAAAAACAATTTGGAAACCGAAATACGGTGCGGCTAACCATTTTTTTGATACATATTGTTACAATCTAGCCGCCCTTGAAATATACGCAAGCGCATATTGCCGAGAAGAATTAAATATACAAGCACTTGACTGGTCGGCATTTTGGGAAGCGTTAAAAGGAGGCGATTTATATGACGAAACAATGGACGGTAAAAAAAATACTATTTAAATTATAAAAAGTTAATAGCTTTATAAAAATAAAAATTGTTATTCTTTTAATATGCTGATAGACAATAATAGCCCGATAACGACGCAAAGCCAGCGCGAGTTTTGGGAAGATGAATTAAGAAATAAAAGAATTCTATCTGTTGCTTTAGACAAGGCAATATATTCTTTATTACAAGACGATAAAAAAACCTACAGCATGGACACCGGGCAAACAACAATAAATGTTACACGCCATGACTTACCGTCTTTAATGAACCAGCAAAAAGAAGTTGCAAAGCAAATTGAAAATCTTGAGGATAAACTTGGCTTAAATAATAAAACTACAGTGTTTCAGGGGGTGCCGGGTTGGTAAACTTACAGGGAAAAAGCCTTGAACAAACCCTCGTTTCATACGCCAAAGATTTAATAACCGATGTTTTTGACGGTGATAAATTCCCCGGCAGTTTTGGCTTTACAAAAGAGTATATAATAAATCATGCGGTCGATTATTTTACCTTGCGACGGCGGTGTTATCAGCTATTCATTGAAAATACATATTTTCAGGGCTTAATAAAAAGAATTTTAAGAAACGAAATTTTTACCGGGATGTTCCCGGAGCCGACCCCAATCGGTTCAATATTGTGGCCGGATTTAACCGAGGAGGAACAGGAACAGGAAGCCGCGAAATATGCGGAAATGATGAATGTTGAATTTACGTTATACGCGAATAATTACGAAGTTTTTGATTATAAAAAGCAAATGACTTTTGGGGAATTTCAGGAAGCGGTCAGGCAAGAGGCTATTATATGCGGGGATGTTGTTGTCGTTAGCCGCATAAATCATAAAACAATGCTTCCATGCTGGGATATTATCAGCGGGAACAGCATAGAAACGCCTCTGGATTATCACATAAAAAATGGCAATACAATTGTTCACGGTGTAGAGAGAGACGCTGGGGGACGCCATATTGCATATTGGGTTAAAGAATATGCAGACGGTGAATTTAAGCATACAAGAATTCCGGTATACGGTGAAAAATCAGGCCGTCAAATTTCATGGATGGTATACGGTGGGAATAAATTATTAAACGAAGTCCGGGGAACGCCCGTTTTGGCAAACGCTCTTTATATGTTACGTGATTTAGACAGATACAGGGACGCGGAACTCCGCGCCGCCGTTTTGGGTTCCATCATTGCATTTTTTGTTGAAAAATCCACCACGGCAAGCCCTACCGGTTCTGGCATTATAAGCCAGGCAACAAAAGAAAAACGCGCCGCAGCTGCTGCCGCAAGCTCGGAACCGGAAAAAGAAGCAACCCCGCAGGTCAACATGATACCGGGAACAATACTTGACGAATTAAAACCCGGTGAAACAATAAAAAGTTTTAGCCCTACACATCCAAATATCAACCTTGAAAAATTTGAAAAAACAATAATTTACGC